GGCATCCGCGCACTTGTCGCTGAGAACAAATTTGTCTTTGACGACGGTCATGCTGTATGCTGTCCGTCTATTTGCCGTTTGTTACAGGACAAGCCTTGGTTGGGAAAGGTTATGGTTGGCGCGGAGTACGCTGCGACCATGACTTTGTATGCCAAGACTTTGAAAGAGGACTTTAAGAGCGTGCTGCCAATCTGGCAGTTCGCTGACGCCATGGAAAACGACCACCGAGCCGCGGCCAAGGACGGCGTGGCAGATGGGAGTGTCGTTCGGGATATGTGCCACAAGTACGGACACGCAGACGGGCGCGACCTAGTTGCTTTCTACAAGACGACGAGCCAGTGCTATATGCCAGGCGATTCTGACAAGTGGGAGCGACTATGTGTAGCGTCGGCGGGGCCCGTGGACGATCTCGAATGGGCATTGATGTCAGGGTTGACTACCCTGGAATACCACGGCAAGGATCTAGCAGCGTACGTACCTGCGACATGGATCGAGCAGTGAGCCCACACCCGCGCTTGCCCAGCGCGTAATAAATAGGGCAGCCGTGCCAGCGGTGTCAATCTGGTAGGGCGTAACCGTATGATCCCCGAGATATACGTTTACGAGAGTAACGGTGATCTACTTGGAATTTTCGAAGATTTCGGAGTAGTGTTTTGATTTGTTTACCATGAAATGGGCAAAGGCAAAGGCAAAAGCGACGGGCAAGGATGGAGGTGCGAAGAAACGGTGGACGAAAGAAGCTACGAGAGCGACAGCGACGAAAGTACTCGCGCAGGGTGCCGTTGGGCAAACCCAGCGAGCTTTTGGTGCGCACAATGGGAATCGGACCTTGTCCAGATTCTCATGGGATGCTTTCAACTCAGCCCACGCTGCGCTACCCCGCGCAGTAGGGCCGTATACCGTCGTGCGGACTTCGGCGATTCTGACGCTGAACAGGAAGGTTTCGATCATCGGCACATTTGGCAGCGACACACTGCCGAAGAGCTGGTCAACAGTAGCAATGATAGAAGACGTCGATTCAAGTCTCGGCATCAGTGCTGCTAACAACGCGCGTGTTGAAACTGTGCCCTTTCCCGGTCTTACTGGGTTTTCAGGGTCAGGTATGCACGCGGTACCTTCTGCGATCAGTGTTCAGATCATGAACCCCGCATCACTTCAAACCACCACGGGCTTGGTTCTTGGAGCGGTTTGTCCTTTGAACATGGACTTACGCGACAGGACGAGCTCGTGGGACGCGATGGCGGACGATTTCGTGTCTTTCATGAAGCCAAGGGTTATGACTGCGGGCAAACTCTCCTTGCGAGGAGTTAAAGCCAGCTCTTACCCTCTTGACATGAACGCGGTTTCGGACTTCCGGCCCATGACGGACACTGCTAACGCAGCTATCACATGGTCTGGTACATCAGCAGTCTACCCCGAGGGGTGGGCGCCCATCGTCATTGTTAATGAGGACGCAAACGCAGACCCACCACTAGCTCTTAAGGCTTTGGTTTGTGTTGAATGGCGCGTCAGATTTGACATTGGCAACCCGGCTTGCGCGGCTCACACCAACCACGGCGTCTCCACAGACGGCGCTTGGGCGGAGGGTGTGGCGCGCGCCGAGTCCCTTGGTCACGGTATTGCCGACATTGTGGAGGATGTCGCAGCTGGTGCAGCAGCCTACCAAGGCGTGCGGTACGGAGCAGCGGCTTTGTTGGTATAAACATTTTAACACACTTATCTTGAAACCTACGTCCCTTTGTGACGTTGGAGACATATTCAGATTACTACCATGCGCGGGTTCGACTCCCC